AGGGTTTTTGGTTTGTGAAAAAACTTCTTCCCAACGTACTTCATGCCCGTGTCAATCTCTGTTATCACATAGACAAAACCTTGGTACTCTTTTGGTTCGTCTTCATAGGATGGGTCATAAACTTCACCCTTGTAATGCCATGTCATACTATTACTTAGCCTCGATAGAAGTCCCGCACATTGGACAGAAGGCAGGTTCTTCATTATTTGGTTCGCTGACCAATACCTCGACTTCTGTTTCACATACTTCGCATTCTATTTCGAAAACATTTTTTATCACTATGCTGCGCCCCAAACGTTCTTCCAGTCACCACTCAATGCTCCGCGAGCATAGTCAGTGCTTTTATTTTCAAAGAAGTTTGTATGGATTGGCGCGTTTATCATTTCCTCAACCCAGAGCAGTGGGTTCTTCTTGACTTTAAATATTCCCTTCATGCCGAGACTAATCAATCGTCTGTCGGCAATGTAGCGGATGTATTCTTTGACTTGCTCTGGTGTTAGGTCTTCCATCGGTCCAATTGCAAATGCAAGGTCGATGAACTTGTCTTCAAGTGCTACCATCTTTTCTGCTACTTCATAGATGGCAGACTTCAGGTCATCGTTCCATAGGTCGATGTTCTCTTCGATGTATGTGCGGAAAAGTTTTATCATAGACTCAGCATGCATTGTCTCATCAACGATAGACCAAGTTACAATCTGTCCCATACTTTTCATCTTACCGTGTCGCGGAAAGTTCAGCAACATGATGAAGGAAGAGAACAACTGCATGCCCTCGGTGAAGGCAGAGAACGCAGCAATGTTAGTTGCAATAGATTCACGCGAACTACTATCAGCAGAAAGTTCTACAAGATATTCATGCTTCTCGCGCATTGCTTCATACTCAAGAAACTCATTGTAAGTAGACTCAGGCATTCCTAGAGTCTCAATGAGGTGAGAGTATGCCGCAACGTGTAGTGCTTCCCTTGCAGCAAATCCGCAAAGCATCATACGCACTTCAGGTTGTTTGAAGTATGGCAAGTAGTTATCAACATAAGCACCCGCAACATCAATGTCCCCTTGAGTAAAGAAACGGAAGATGTTGGTGAGGAATGCCTTTTCTTCGCTTGACAGTTTTCGCTGCCAGTCTTTGACATCCTCTGCCATGCTCAATTCTGTGTGTAACCAGTGCGACTGTTCGTGCGCTAACCAACTATCATATGCCCAAGCATAATTAAAAGGTTTGAAACAAGAACGAGTTTCTGTAAGTTTTGTTGACATCTACTTTCCTTTTAGTTGTGTGTGGTTTTTAATGCTTGCTTATTACTTAGCCCTCTCTCAACCCTCACACGCAAGACATTCTCCGTCATCAATGACAGCAGCGAGGTCAATCTCTTTAATCACCTGACGTTCAATACGCGCACTTACTTTGTCTGCTTTACCAAGTTTCTCAGAGCGACAGTAGTACATTGTCTTAACGCCTTTCTTCCAAGCAAGGAAGTGAACCGTGTGCAGATAAACTATGTTGGTGTCAGGACGGAAGAAAACATTGAGCGACTGTGACTGGTCAAGATAGAGTTGCCTGTCTGCGGCATGCTCAATAATCCATCGCTGATCTATTTCCATAGCAGTTTTGAATACATCCTTCTCCTCTGATTCCAACCACCGCAGATGTTGAACCGAACCATCATTGGCAATAATGCTTGACCAAATTTCATCAGCATCCAGTTTGGTTGCACCTTCTTCAATCTTCCTATCAATCAACGCGACAAGATATTTGTTCTTGTTCAGGAATGCGCCTGAGAGAGTGTCTTGCCTGTACGCATTGGCACGATACGGTTCAATGCTTGGCGAGGTGTTGCCCATGATAATGCTGCTGGATGCATTGGGTGCGATTGCCATAGTGTGACTGAATCGCCTCCCTGTGCCTTCTGCATCGGGTGCTTCGCCCCGCTCACTTCCTAGTTGCAAGTTTGCTTCGTCAACCCTTGTCCTTATGTGCGAGAAGATTCTGTTGTTCGTGACTTTCGCCATTGCACATTCCCAAGGGAGATGCTTCTTCTGGAGGTATGCATGAAACCCCAGTGCGCCAATACCGATAGACCTTTCGCGTTGTGCAGAGAACCTTGCTCTGGACACGGCATCAGGTGCATTGTCAATAAAAAACTGCAAAACATTATCCAACATCTCTGCCATGTCTCGGAGGAACAATTGGTTCTTACTCCACGCATCATAATGCTCAAGGTTGACAGAAGACAGACAGCATACAGCAGTCCGTTCTTTGTTGGTCGGAAGAATAATTTCAGAGCAAAGATTTGACTGGTGAATCCTTAGACCCAACTTCTTTTGAAACTCTGGCATCGCACGATTGCTTGTGTCAATGAAGTGAAGATAGGGTTCGCCTGTTTCCATACGCAACTCAAGTATTTTCTGCCACAGTTCCTTTGCTGATACGGTCTCACGGATTTCGCCATTGTGCGGGTCAGTAAGATTCCAACCATCGTCTGCGTCAGTGTCTTGCATGCACCGCTCAATCAGTTCCATAAAACGGTCAGGAATATTGATGCCGTGATGAAGATTCAAACAGCGAACATTCTGGTCACCCGTTGGTTTCCGCATCTCAAGAAACTGCATCATGTCTGGATGTGAAATATCTAAGTACGCAGCGTATGAACCTCTGCGAGTTTTACCCTGACGATATGCTAGGCAAGATGCATCGTAAGTCTTTAGGTGTGGCATTACGCCAACTGACTTTTCATCAGATGCACGAATACCAAAACCAATACCAACACCGCCACCAAGCATAGACAACCAGTTGGTCTCAGAAAGATTTTGAACTAGTCCCTCTGCGGTATCGTCAATGTAGTTTAGGAAGCAAGAAATTGGCATGCCCTTCTGCACTCTACCATAAGCAAGTATGGGGGTGGAGTAAGACAACCAATGCTTAGAAGAATACTCGTAGAGTCTCTGTGCTTGCTCTGGGTTGGATGAGAATTGTTTAGAGACATAGGCGAAACGATGCTGCGGAGACTCTTCGTCTTCGCGCATGTAACTTTCTTTGAGTCTCTGGATTCCTAGTTTGTCAAATAGTTCATCTCGCGATAGGTCTATTTGAATACCCATATATTCTTGTCGTGCCATTGTTCAATTCGCCTGTGTAGAATGATTTAATAATATTAAAGAGGTGAGTTATCTATACCACCTGTACCTGAAAATTTTCCTCCCTTGATAAGTTTTTTTCTCTTACCATTAACTTCAATGTAGTGGCGAGTAAGAACCTGACTTTTACGATTCTTCATATTCATCGCAGTAGGGGGCAGAGCAACTTCGCCTGTGTTGTTACCAGCAATTTCTTCTCTTATTTCTTTGAAGTTCTTCACTTAGTTAGTTCTCCAGATGTGATATATATTTTTTGATTGGTTGGCATGTGGATGACTTCAAATATGTCAAGACCACAAATATTTTCTATAGGATGACATTCGTTTTCAACTCTGACCCTGTCGCCCTTTTTACAGACTTCTTCGCATGTTAAATTCAACATCTTACCATCTTCATTCATACGATAGATTCCAGGAGACATATTTCCTTCAGGTAAAATAAACCACTGACTACTTTCTGCTAGTATGTCTAGTCGGTCTATGCCGCATGCTTCAATTATCCTCTCAATACTTTTGTCCGTAAGTTCTAACTTTTCTTTTATAAGAAGCAGCGCGGCCACATACGAACCAAACTTACTCTTACCGCCTGGTATTTTATTAACCAATCTTTTTATGCTAAAGACTAGACGGTGGAATGTGTTGTAAACCTCTTTTTCTGCCGAACTGGAAGGTTTTTTAATCTTTTTTCCATCTTCATCGATGATACCTGCTTTGAACGCTCCAGTCTCTTCCCAAGGCGTGGTGAGTAGACGGAGAAATCTCAATGTGTAGAGTAGGTCTCCTGCGCGTGTTAGTATTCCCATTAGATATTCCTAAGTTTTTCTACGACAACCTGATCCATAAAAACATTTGTATACTGATCTTCTCTTATCGCCTGTTTAAAAATTAAGAAAGGTTTTATAATAGAAAAATCATTAACCCCTATTTTAAACTCAAGCATATTTAAACAAGGTTCGTGTCCAAAGACGTTAAGCAGAATGGTGATGTGATTTAGCACCAATCGTTCTGCTAACTCACCGCCTTTATTGTACCTATTGACTAAACGT